CCGACCGGCGGACGGCCCGCAAGGAAGTCTGGGGGCGGCAACTGGATCGCGGGTGCGACCAAGAACAAAGGCGCACTCCACAAGGCGCTCGGCGTTCCCGAGGGTGAGAAAATCCCCGAAAAGAAGCTGGAGAAGGCCGAGAAGTCGAAGAATCCGAAGATGCGCAAGCGTGCGCAGCTCGCGGAAACGCTGCATGGCCTCCCGCACCGCGCCAAGGGTGGGAAGGTTGGCAAGACGAACATCAACATCATCGTGGGCCAGCCGCAGAGCGGGGGCGAGCCGTTGCCGCCGCCCTCGTTGCCGCCTCCAAGTCCGATGCCGGCGCCTCCGACCAAGCCGATGATGCCGCCGCCGGGACTTGCGGCGCCGATGGGTCCGCCCCCGATGGGCGCCCCGATGCCGATGGGCCGCAAGGCTGGCGGCCGCACGTATCGTTCGGCGAAGGATATGGACGCCGGGGCGCTGAGCGGGTTGGGCCGCCTGGAGAAGACCGAAATCCAGAAGCACAAGAGATAGCGCCTGCTCACTCTCGATACGAAATTCGAGCAACTCGCCCGCAAGCTCATTGCCGAGCGGCAAGAGGCTATCCGCGATGAGCTGGCGGCGGGGATGATGCCCGATCATGCGGCGTACAAGCGTGCTGCGGGCCGCTATGCGGGGCTGAGCGAGGCCCTTGATCTCTTTGAGGAAGTCAACAAGCAGCTACAGGAGCGCTGATGCCTGCCGTCGCGATGGTGCATGACGCCGATCCCCGTTCGGTCCTGATGGAGAAGGTCGGGGACATTGGAGATGTGGAGGTTTTCAACAATCAGGTGCTTGTGGCGGTGTATATCCGCCCGGAAAAGACCGCTGGGGGCATCTACCTCACGGATAAGAACCGCGATGAAGACAAGCATCAGGGCAAGGTCGGGCTCGTCATCAAGAAGGGTCCGCAGGCGTGCGTCTCCGACGACAAGTGGACGTTTCCTGAGATCAACGAGGGCGATTGGATTTTCTTTCGCGCCTCTGACGGGTGGGCTGTGACGTTGAACAAGGGCCTCTCGACCGATGGCGTGCTCTGTCGGGTTCTGGACGATGTGAACATCCGGGGCCGCGTGCAACATCCGGATCAGGTCTGGTGAGACTGAAGTCTTGGTCGCGGATCAGGGCAGTTTGGCGGAACGCCGTTTCGAAGCTATCTTTCCGCCCCAATGGAGAAACGCATGGCCGACGATGACATCGTGATCGATCCCGAGGTTGAGGAAAAGAAGCCCGAAGCCGAGGCCAAGGTGGTCACGCCGGACGAGGGCATCGAGGCCCTGAAGAAAAAGCTTGGCGCGTCTGAGGCGGCCAGGGCGCAGGCCGAAGCGGCGGCGCGGGAAGCGGATCGCCGGGCGCGGGAAGCGTCGTCTGTCGCGGTCGATGCGCGCAAGGAAAAGCTGGAATCCGACCTGGCGGTGGTGACGAACGCCATCGAGACGGGAACGGCGAACCAGACGATCTATGAGGAAAACTACGCGACCGCTGCGGCGGCAGGCGATTGGGCAGAGGCGGCGAAGTATCAGCGGCTTATGGCCGAGAACGCCGCGAACCTCGTGTTCCTCAAAGCCGAGAAGCCCAAGCTTGAAGCAAAGGCGAAGGAGCCGCCGGAACCCGAGGTGCGGCCCATCACCGACCCGGTTGAAGCGCTGGCGGTGCAGCTCTCTCCGCAATCCGGCGCATGGGTCCGGGCACATCCGGATTTTGCCCGCGATCCGGCGAAGTTCCAACAGATGATCGGCGCCGACAGTCTGGCGCGTGGAAAGGGCTTCACGCCCGACACGCCGGAATATTTCGCCGAAGTGGAATCGATCCTTGGGCTGCGGCAGAAGGAAGCGCCGAAGCAAGAGGAAGACATCTTGAGCGCCGCCTCCGAGGCCAGGGACACGCCCCCCTCCGCTGCGCCCGTGCGTCGCGATAGTCCGAACGGCGCCCGCGTGACGCTCACCAAGGACGAGCGCGAGATGGCCGAAGCGCTGGGGATGACCCCGGAGGAATACGCCAAGAACAAGCTGGCGCTCCAGAAAGAAGGACGAATCCATTGAGACGCCCCCATAGCCAAGTGACCCGCGACAAGATGAAGGCGGCCCATGCGGCGCGTCGTGAAGTCGATCCCGAGGCGATGCTGATGGCCGATCGACCGGAGCCGCGTCCGGAGATGCGTCCGGCTCCTGCGACAGAGATGGATTCGCGCGCCCGTGCTGCGGCTCGCGCGGCCCAACTGCTGGATCATGGGGTGTTGGAAGTCGACGCGACGGACAAGTTCCGCGTTGATCTGAACATCATCCCCGATGGCTGGACTTACGAGTGGAAGCGTCACACGACGTTGAACGCGGAGGACCCGGGCTATCAAGTGAACCTTGCCGCGACGGGCTGGGAACCGGTCATGGCGTCACGTCACCCCGAAATGATGCCGGAAGGCTACAAGGGTCCGATCATGCGTGACGGGCAAATGCTTATGGAACGTCCGGCCGCGATCACGGAAATGGTCAAGGCGCGGGACCACAAGAACGCGCTGGAGCCTGTCCGGCAGATGGAAGCCAAGCTTTCTGGCGTGAAGCCGGGCGAGTTTGAGCGCGTTGACCAGCACGGCCGTTCGGCGGTGAAGGTGAACCGCACCTACGAACACGTACCGATTCCGGACTAGCCATGGAAACCACCAGCCCCAAGGTGGCGGCGCTCGCGGCAAAGGGCTTGGCCGACCCGGCCAGCCTGACGCCGCAGGAAATCCGCCAAGTGTGCGCCTCTGCGCTGACGCAGGCTCCGGATGCGGATGAGGTTGCCGAGGCCGAACCTGCGCCCCAAGGGCCAGGGTTCATGATCGACCCGTGAGGCGTGAGCCAAACGCATTTGGAATCGGGACGCCAGTTGCCGCCGCGCCTCATGTCCCGGTCAGATCACTGGAACTTCGGACCTTGGCCGGCCCGAGAAAAACCGCCGAAGTGATCCCTATGCATCTCGTGCAGGAACCGCCGCTATAGGTGGTGGGTTTCGCTCGATTCACCGCCACCTATTGACAGAACCGAAAAATCCCCACCATAAATCGGACAAATCGCTCCTCGGCGTGAGCGACAGACGATTTCCGGTCCTAATTCGCCCCGGTGTGCGGAGACGGCCTCCTCCCTAGGAGCTATCTCCGATGGTGACTAATGTCGCCGCTCCGTTCGGCTTTCGCCAATATCGCGGCATGGGATCGTCGCCGACATACGAACAGTCGGTAATGACCATCGACAAAGACAACGCGACCGCCATTTTCTTCGGCGACGCGGTGGTTCCTGTGACGGGTTCGGCCACTGGCTACATCACGCAGGCTACGGCTTCGACCGTCGCGCTCGCGGGCATCTTCGTGGGGTGCAAGTATCTCTCGACCGCGCAGAAGCGCACCGTCTGGAGCAACTACTGGCCCGGGTCTGACGCCTCGCAGGACGTCGAGGCCTACGTCATCACCGATCCGAACGCGGTGTTCCTTGTCCAGGCGGGCGGGACGAACGTCGGCTTCGACAAGATCGGCCAGAACATCCAGCTCAACGTGGGCTCGGGCAGCACGGCGACCGGGATTTCCGGCATGTACGTTGAGAGCCCCGGCACGACTGCCACGCTTCCGTTCCGCGTTGTCGGTGTGGTCGCAGACCCGCCGGGCGCCAACGGGACCAACACCACGGGGTCCTACAACCTCGTTCTCGTCCAGTTCAACAACTCTCTGGCCCGCGCTAGCGGCGCCCAGACCGGCATCTCCTAAGGGGGCTAGGAGCCAATGGCTGTCAATCTTTCCGCCATCAAGGACCTGCTGCTCCCCGGTCTCCGTGGAGTAGAGGGCAAGTACGAGCAAATCCCGCGCAGGTGGGATAAGATTTTCACCAAGTACGACTCCAATATGGCTCTGGAGCGCACCGCTGACATGCGCTACCTCGGGCTGGCGCAGCTCAAGACCGAGGGCGGTCAAACCGCCTTCGACAACAACGCGGGCGAGCGCTACGTCTACAACCAAGAGCACATCGAGATTGGTCTGGGCTACGCGATCACCCGCAAGGCCATCGACGACAACCTCTACAAGACGCAGTTCGCACCGTCGAACCTAGGTCTGATCGAGTCCTTCGCGCAGACGCAGGAAATCTACGGCGCCAACGTGCTCAACACGGCGACGACGTACAATGCGAGCGTCGGCGGCGACGGTGTGGCGCTTTGCGCGACGAACCACCCCGTCGATGGCGCGACCTGGGCGAACACGCCTTCTGTGCAAGCGGACCTCAACGAGGCCTCGCTGCTCGCGGCGATGATCGCGATTCGGACGAACTTCTTCGACAACGCGGGCCTGAAGACCTTCGCCCGTGCGCGGAAGCTCCTGATCCCGCCTCAGCTTGAGCCGGTAGCCATCCGCCTCACCAAGACGGAACTTCGCCCCGGCACGGCGGATAACGACGTCAACGCTATCCTCTCGACGGCCGGCGGCCTGCCCGAGAGCTATATGGTCAACGAGTTCTTTACGTCGAACTTCGCGTGGTTCCTGCTGACCAACGTCCCGGGCCTGGCGTTCATGAACCGCGTTCCGTTCGAGACGGACATGCAAGTGGACTTCGTGACCGACAATCTGCTGGTCAAGGGCTATCAGCGTTACAGCTTCAACTACTTCAATCCCCGGGCCATTTATGGCTCCTTCCCCACGTCTTAACTTGCGCGAGGGGCTGCGCCATGAGACGGGGCTGCTCAAGGATTAGTCGAGAGGCCATGCTGAACGCGATCTGCTACCTCGATAAGCACGCTGGGACGCAGAAGGTCGCCAGCCTCAGCCTAGTGGAGAACTAAGGTGGGAACTACGCACCTGAGCGGTCTAGAGGTGGCGGGCGTCCCGACCATGGGGATCGGCGGCGCCCCGTTGTTTACCGGGACGTGGTATTTCGTTGATCCTGCGAACGGATCGGACGGCAACACCGGGACGGCCGACAATCCGCTGGCGACGCTCTATCAGGCGCACGCCAAATGCACGGCGGGCAAGAACGACGTCGTGGTGCTGGTGGGGGATGGTTCCACCACGGGCACCGCGCGGCTTTCCCTTGCGCTGGCGCAGAGCGTCGACTCGACCGTGACGGCGGGCACGCTGGTGTGGTCGAAGAACGCGACGCACCTGATCGGCATGACGGCGCCGACGATGGTCGCGCAGCGGGCGCGGATCGCGCCGCCGTCGGGGACCTACACGGCGGCGACCTTCGGCTCTGCGAACTTCGTCACGGTGTCGGCGTCTGGGTGCTACTTTAGCAACTTCTCGCTGTTCGACGGCTTCTCGACGGGCGGGACGAACCAGATTTGCTGGACCGACAGCGGGGCGCGGAACTACTACAACAATGTTCAGTTCGGCGGCATGGGCGACGCGGCCTCTGCGGCGAGCGCCGGAAGCCGCTCGCTGAAGATCAGCGGCGCTGGCGAGCACACCTTCGACAACTGCACAGTCGGTCTCGACACGGTGACGCGCTCGGCGGCGAATGCCTCGCTGGAATTCTCTGGCGGCACGGCGCGGAGCACCTTCCGCAACTGCATCTTCCCGTTCCAGACGTCGGCGGCGACCCCGCTGGGGATCATCGTCTCGGCGGCTGCGGGGAGTGACCGCTGGCAGTATTTCGAGCGCTGCGCTTTCATCAACAATGTGCAGTCCAGCTCGACCACGATGAGCGGCCTTTCGACGCTCGCGGCCTCGATGGGCGGCCTCCTGTTGATGAAGGATTGCACGCTCGTTGGGATCACAGAGTACGGCACGGACGCGACCTCCCGGGGTCAAATCTACATCGACGGCGGCACGGTCACTGCGGCGACCAGCGGGATCGCCGTGAACCCGACCTAGGGGGCATTAGATGGCTGACGATCTGGACCCCGAAGACCGCGCCAACGCCGAGTGCGCGAAGCGCCTGGAAGAACTGAGGGCCAACCCGCCCAAGGAAGACACCAAACCGAAGAAGGCGAAGGCCGATGAAAAGCCGTAAGGGGCGTGAGACTGGCGGCGTCAATCTGGCGGCCGAAGACCTCGCGAAAAAGAACCAGCGCTACACCTACCAGTCCAAGGTCAATGATGAGGCCGAGGAGCGGAAGGCGGGCGGTCGCACCAAGCGCAAGCACGGTGGGGAAGTTCATCGCTCGGGCTGCAAGTGCGCCAAGTGCGAGGGCGGCTCGGTGGATGGCGAGAAGTCCAAGATGCGGGCCGACCGCAAGCCCCGGAAGTCCGGCGGCGCGACGGCCAACCCGTTCTCGTCGGCGCGCACCGGGATCAATCCGCCAGGCCACAAGTCCGAGATTATGGACTAGGGTGTTTCTGTTGGGGCCTGCTGGGGCGGGGGCTTAACCGGCCCCCGCCTTAATTGTTTGAGGGGACTATGCGCGCAATCACCGTCACCGTTGGGCCGCTTGCCAGCGCATCCGCAAACAATATCTGCCTTTCGCAGACTCCTTCGTCGGCCTTCACGCTGAATGGCTCCACCGGGGGTACGCTGGACACCCCGCGCCGGGTGCTGTTCACGCAAGCGGCGAGTGAGAGCGGCAAGACCTACACCATCGTAGGGACGACCTGGGGCGGCGCGCCGCAGACGGAAGTGCTCTCTGCCGCGTCTTCGGCGACGACGACTTATTCGGCGCTCGATTTCCTCACCGTGACGTCCATCACGATCAGCTCCGCTGCGGCCGGCGCGATTACCGTTGGGACGAACGGGGTTGCGTCTTCCGCTTGGGTGCGGATGGACGAATGGAGCCCGCCATTCTTCTCGATTCAGAGCGTGGTCTCGGGGACGGTCAACTACACCGTCCAACAGACCATGCAGAACCCCAACAGCGCGACCAACCCGGTCGCCCCCTATAGCGTCACCTGGGCCGACATCGGCGATTACAGCCTTGTGGGCGCGACGGGCAACGTGGTGAGCTTCGGGAACGTGTGCCCGAGCTGGGTTCGCGTGACGCTCAACAGCGGCTCGGGATCAGTTCGCACCACGCTTGCGCAGAGCACGGGCGGCGGCGGCGGGGGTGGTGGTGGAAGTGGCGGCGGCTCCACCAAGGCCACGGCCGCCGATCCGACTTATACCGAGGGCGCCGTTGGGGTCCCGCTGAGCCTTGATCTTTCGGGCCACCAGCGGGTGCTGGATTCGGCCGTCTTGGCGGAACTTGTGCTGATCCTGGCGCAACTCCAGACGCCGGCAAGCAGCCTGCCGCCGCCAGTCCCGGTGACGTCAACCGCAGCGCTGGCGACGTTCACGAACGCCACAGTCGATATCACCACGGCGACGACGACGACGCTGATTTCGGCTACGGCCTCTCA